GGGAGTGCCGCGAAATGTTCGAAGAACACATTCACTTTCTCCATAGCTGATGGATCGTCACTTACAACTGCCCAGGCCAAAATTGCTATTGGCGCCGAGAGAATTAATAAAACTGCCTCGTCCTTCCAATCTGACTGACGGGCTTCTAAAAGTTTTCCCTGGTAAGCTTCTTTGCCTTCGGCCATACGAGATGCATGCATAAGCTGTGCATCTGACATAGCTATCTTCGTCTTCTGCTTGTTAGCATAGATCTTACTTCCAGCAGAGACGGCTAATTTAATTGCCGATAACCACATACTAGTACCAAGTTGCTTTTACAGGTTTTTTATCTGGTCTCATTCTTTTTGTGCCTCTAACATCAACAACTTGTGAAGTCATTGGATCAGTCATTTCCACAGGAATGCCACCTTGTTGCTCTCCTTTTGAGTTTGCACCAAGTTCAGGAACAACTTTTACATTGTCTCGACCGTTTTTTGTTTTTTTAACCATAGTTTTCTCCTTAATTAAATTTATACCTATTTTTTTGGAAAGTTTCTACCAAAATCGTGTATCTTACTTGAATCAGACATCTGTTGTTTAGCTAATGACACACCAGCACGTAGATTAGCTAGTTGTTCGTTCTGTTCTAGCTTCGCTTCTTGGTTTTCTTGGTTCATCATTGCTTTCATCTTGTCTAAATTCAATCTTTCTTGACCTTCTTCCTCTTTTCTTTCGTTTTCCATTGCTCTTAGGTCAACTTCTCTAGATTTTATCTTCAATAATGGGTCACCAGCAAACTCACCAGTAATTTTTTCCTCTTCTTTAGCGTAATCTTCTTGCATTTCAGCTATTAACTGCGCTTTTCTAGATTCAATTTGGTTAGTTATCTGTTGGACACGTTGTTGTTGCTGCATAACTTGTGGATTTTGCATCATTCCTTGCATCATTGCAGGATTTATAGCTCCCATTTGTTGTTGAATCATTTGTAACTCTTGTAATTCTTCTACAAATTCTAATTGTACTTGCTCTTGTGCCATTAAACTTATGTGTTCTAATATATTTTTCTGTATCGATGCCATTACGAGTGGATTATTTTGTACCATATTCAATCTCATAAAATTTAAGTGAGCATCGATGTGCGCTTTGTGGTCTTGACCAGGAAAAGCTTGAAAAGGTTTTTGTGACATTGCCATAATATGCTCTAATGCAGGGTCCATCGGTGTTGGTTGTGCCGGTGGTGGCAAAATAGAATTAACATTTTTTACACCCAGCGCGTCATACATAGATCTATATGCTTGATACAGATTATGTATCTGAGGATTTGATTGCGCTAGTTGTAATTGACTTTGAGCCAAACTAATTCTTTGTGTTTGACTAAAGATATTTGGATCGGCAACAGGTAAAATATCTACCCGTTCGTCAAAATCTTGTACTTTAATTTCTCGTCTTGCACCAGGTACATCGTAAGGATAAACTGGTGGTAAATAAGTTTTAAATACTTCTGCTAATAATTTAAATTCTTGTCTTAGACCTACATACAATCTTTTGTGAATTGCAGACATAACTCTTGAGCCACGTTCTAACAATGCAACTGTAGTTCCAACTGCAGCTTGTTGATTCATATCACCAACTTGCATATCAGATATCGCTGCAAATCTTTGACCTGCAGATACTACAACACCCATCAATTGAAGTAATGTTGCATCTGGTCCTTTAAAAGGTAAAGTCATAAACTGATCTTTAATATTTCCTCCAGGTGCATCTACATCTCTAAACTCACCAGGTTGTAAAGGTTGAGCGTCATCTCTGACTCTGATACCTCTAGATTTAAAACCAGCTGGTAAGTTTGCTAAAGTTCCTGCATCTAACAATTGTCTTAATGCAGCTGTAGCTGTTCTAGTTAAACCACCAATCATATGGATTAAACCAAAACCATAAAAACCTGTACCAGGTAAAAATTTAAATTGTACAAAATAATTTATTTTGTTTTTCTTTGAATCTTCTTGTTTGTAATTTCTTCTGATAGATAAAACTTTGTTTCCTGCTTGAGCAACTGTAACTACATATGGAAGTTTAATTCCTGTTGGATTACCATTTGCATCCATATCTTCGTAACCATCTAAATCTAAATTAGTATGTATTTCATACAACACGAATTGATCTTCTTGGCCATCTTTAGAAATTCCTTCAAGTTCTAATTTTTTATCTTGTAATTGATTTTCTGTAACAGGTGGATTTCCTAAATCTATATCTCTGTAAAAACCTGAGACTTGTTGTTTTCTTAATTCGTTTTCAGAAATTTTTATGACGTGTATCACAGCTTCTGCATCTTCTAACGAGTTTGCAGAGTACGGTACAATCAAATCATCTGCCGGTACAAATTTTGAAACGGCTCTACCAATAATATCGTCGTAATAGACTTTTTTAAAAGTAGAGCCGGAGAGAGGGAGATAGAATAACATTTGATCAAACTCTGGTTCATATTCTTTCATCTGATCCATAATTTGATAGTTCATAAAATCTTTTACACGTTTTGCTTGTTCTTCTTTTGGAACATTAACGTCGCCAAGAATTTGAGTTCTTACTGGTCCGTCTGCCGGTAATAACTCTTTATAAGCTTGCGCTTGAAATTGCGTAACAGCTTCAGCAAGTACAGGGTGATTGACACCACTCGCACCTCTAAAGGGTTCAGTTCGTCTTTCATATTTAAATCCTAAAAGTTCGAGTCCATTTCTATATGTGTCTTCCCAGTCACCACGAGACTCTTTGTATTCGTTATATTGATCAACCATCTTAGCACCAAGTGGTTCTAACACTTCATCACCTAAACTTTCAGCTAGGTTACCAAAGTGATCTTCGACTTGTTCTACTGCAGTTGGATCAAAAGAAACTTCTGCTCCACCCATCTCATCCATAGCAACTTCAACAGGTCCTGTTGGAGTATCAATAACTTCAGCTTCTTTTTTATTTTCAACTTCGATTATTTCTTCTTCTGAATTTTTGGATTGATTTACATTCGGTAATGGTTTGTCTATTTCAGCCATTTGCTTTCCTATCTTTTTTTAAACAGAGTTTCAACACCTGCACCACTAATATCAGGTATTTCGATTACTGTCAAACTGACTTCACCCCCATCAGCTCGTTTGTTTCGGTTTCTAATAATTTCATTATAGGCATCTATCATTCTTTGTCTTTTATTCTTACCTTTACTTTTACCTATTTTTTTCATTGCTTCTGCTTTTCTCATATTCTCAATTTCATCTGCTCTAGCTATTGCACCCATTGTTCCTAGTCCTTCGTCTTCTAAAGACTCAATAAGTTGATCTCTTTTCATCATATCAGTGTATGCAAAAGCTCCTCTATCTGGATCAACCAAACCTACATTTGCATTACCAGTGCTGACATCTACTTCTACAAAAATATCAGGTCTATCTGGGTGTATGTATTTTTTAGTTGTTAAAGTTGCTTCAACTTCTTTTCCTTCACCTACAACTTTTTTGACTGCTAGGTTAAAAAAGTCCATACCTGAAGTTGCTGCTTGCTCGATACCTTCACGAACTGCACTTGGTTTAAGTACATTCAAATATTTTTGCATAGCTGGCGTTTTTGCCAATACTCCGAGTGCTTTAAAAAATCCTTGTCTATTCATCTTTGTTAAATAAGTTATATATCATACCCTCTTGGTTTTGATAGTTTTTATATGCATCGTATGCAGATAATCCAGTTCCTAATAATAATCCAGGAAGGCCTAAAAATCTAGAGGCACCTGCAATCATTCTTGGACTCATACCTAGTCTTAAAAATGAACTTGTAGCGCCAGGTCTAGCTTTTCCTACATCGCTTAGATTAAAATAGTTTCTCAAACCCTGTGCCATCGTTCTTTTTGGTGCATCTCTAATTACACCTGCACCTCTTGAGAATGGTTCCATAAAAGTTAATCCTAACGCTGGTCCAAATGGATCTGTTAAAATTTCAGTAGCTGTCTCGCCTTCTTCTAATCTTTTCGCTGTTAATGGTACTTCAAGTAAACCAGTCATCGCTGGTGTTCCAATTGTAGTAAGCAAAGGTTTCAGTGCACCAGTGATACCTAATGCAGATCTAACTTTACCTCTACCGAGTTCTCTTGCAGCTTTGTAAGCTCGTGGCACTTCTGGTGCAGCAAAGGCGTAAGACGTACCGGCAACCACTGGTAATGGATTATCTTTAACAAAACTTAAAATTTGATTTTGGCTCGCGGGTTGATCTGTTCTTTCACTTTTAATAAAACCAATATTAGGATCATATTTTATTGGTGTGCCTACTTCTGGTTTTTTAACTTCTGGTCTTGTCACTTCTGCAGCTTCTGCAGATCCTCCACCAAAAGCACTTACACCTAACGCAGCTAAAATTACTGGAATACTTCCTTTAGTTCCTGCTCGTGAAAGTAATTTTCTTCCGCCTGGACTCAATAGTTGTGTAATTACTTTACCTGTTCTATCTTTAGGAAGAGTAATTTCTGTTGTTTGAAATTCTGGAGGAGCATACATAGAAATTGATTCTT